CTTATGTGGTTGACATTAGCGATGATGCGAAAAGAGTCATTGATAGGCTGCCAAAGCCACTTGAGATTAAAAGTAAAGGCGCACTGAAAGGGGGGTCTTATTATGTCCGAGGGAAAAATCTATCTGATGGAAAAATAGGGACTCTTGTTGTAAATAAAACTAAAGACCCAAGAATGATATTCCTGCACGAATATGGACATCACATAGACTTCGTTCTTTCTGGAAAGCACGGTCAATCCGTCACTGATTCGCAAACATCAATGCGAAAGGCTTTCCTAGATGCGAGAGTGCAAGATGCGGCTCACTTAAAACAAGTTTTTGCTGGAAAAAATATACTTGCTGAGCTAGCCAAGAAGGTTGCAGGGAACAACGCTTTGAGTGGTTTTTCCGATATAGTTGATTCGATGTCCTTTGGCGTGTTCTATGATAAATACAAAATGGTCGGACACGGAGCAAAGTATTACAACAGAAAGAGAATAAGCGGAAAGACGGCCGCGCAAGTTAGGGAGATAAATAAATCACTTCAACAGACCGAGACATTTGCGCAAATGTATCAAGCATGGGCTGATGATGGCGAGGCTTGGGAAGAGATGCAAAAGTTTTTCCCAAATCAGAGCAAGGTGTTTGCTGAAACCATGAAGGATTATTTAAAGTGATTTATATTGAAGACGATGGAAGCGAGTCTGACTTTTTAGCGCCTGAGGTTGAAGAACACATAAAGGTATTTGGTGTCGAGCCTGTTGTTATTGGTTTGTTTTGGAAAGAGCCTGGAGCTGTTAAGACTGGAATACTAGAAGCCATAAAGACTGGCAAGCCATACAATGAAAGATTGATGTTAAGCGTTGAAGAGCGCGCGGCTTTTGATGCTGGCGAAATTATGTTTTAAGTGATTTAGAGGTGAAATAAAATGGCTGTTGAAATTAAAAGCTATGAGTTCAAAGAAAGCAACATAAACGCTGAAAAGCGTGAGTTTGAAGGCTATGCATCCACATGGTCTGAGGACTTGGTTGGCGATGTAATCAACCGTGGCGCGTTCACTAAGTCGATTCAGGAGTCATTCCCGAAAGGCAGGATTAAGGTTCTATGGCAGCACATGGAGCCGCTTGGTATGCCGACTGAAATGTATGAAGATGACAAAGGTCTCTTCGTCAAGGGCAAGATTAGCAAGACCCGTTTAGGTGATGAAGCCATTGAGCTGATGAAGGATGGTGTTATTGATTCAATGTCAATCGGATTCCGCATCCCGCAAAACAAAAGCACATACGACCAAGAGACAGGCGTGCGCTTCATCAATGAAGTCATGCTGCACGAATTTAGCCTGGTGACATTCCCAGCCAACCCAGAGGCGATTGTCACAGGCGTTAAGTCCATCACGGAATCAATCCGCATGGGCGCAAAGGTTAACAATGCTAAAGACCTTCAAGAGGCTTTGGCTGAGTTAAAGACACTCATTGCAAGCATTGAGCCGGGTTCGCCCACTCAAGCGGAAATTGAGCCGTCAGAGTTGAACAGCCTTTTGGCTGAAATTAAAAACTTGGGCGCAATTGCCCGCACTTAAATCATCAATGAGGTATATCATGGAAATTAAAGAATTGAAGGATGCTTTGGCATCTGCTACTACTGAAATCAAAGGCTTGGTTGACGCACAGTCTGCTGAAATCAAAGCTAATGGTGAAACTACTGCTAAAACAGCTAAGGCTTTGGCTGATGCAACTGCGCGTTTCGATGAAATGCAAGCTGAAATCAAATCTGCTAAAGATGCGATGGATGGTCTTGAAGCTAAAATGAATCGTCCACAAGCTGGTCGCGCTCAAGTTAAATCTTTGGGTCAAGGCTTTGTTGATTCTGAAGAGTTCAAGTCTTACATCAACCGTGGCGCGCGTGGCGAATCACAAGCGTTTGAAATGAAAGACATCACTGGCGGCTCAGCTTCTGCTGGCGGCTTGATTCCTGAGTATCGCAATCCTGCTGTGTTCATGACACCTGACCGTCCTTTGTTTGTTCGCCAATTGGTAAACAATGCTCCGACTTCTGGTGACGCTGTAACAATCATGCGCGAAAAACTTTTCACAAACTCTTCTGCTCCACAAGGTGGTCAGTTGGTTTCAAAAGCCAAGTCTGATGTTACTTATGAGTCAATCACTGTCCCAGTTGAGACTTTGGCCCACTACTTCATCGCTTCACGCCAAGTTCTTTCAGATGCTCCGCGTTTGCGTGCAATGATTGACCAGCGTTCTGCGTATGGCCTCAACTTGACTATGGATGCACAGATGCTTTACGGTGATGGCACTGGCAACAACTTCGAAGGCTTGTTCGTAAATACAGGCGTTTCTGATGTTGGTGAAATCGCTGCTGGCACAACTGCTGCTGAATTGGGTGGTGCAATGTTGAACAAGGTTCGTGCTGCTGTGACTAAGTGTCAGCAAAACGAGTTCTACAATGTGAACGGCTTGATTATCAACCCAGCTGATTGGGAAACAATCGAAACTGCTAAGTCTGACGATGGTCACTATTTGTGGGTGAATGTTCCTATGGGTGGCGAGCAACGCTTGTGGCGTGTTCCTGTTGTTGTTTCCAATGCTGTTACCGCTGGTGACTTCATGCTTGGTGACTGGACAATGGGTGCGACTTTGTATCAACGCGAAGGCATCACTGTTCGTGCTTCTGAATCACACTCAGACTTGTTCATCAAGAATGGTGTTGCGATTCTTGCCGAAGAGCGTGCCGCGTTTGGTATCGAGCTTCCTAAAGCGTTCACCAAAGGCTCTTTCGCAATCGCTGAAGCATAATCAAACACTCGCTCCGTGTTTAGCCCGGCTTAGTCCGGGCTTTTTTTGTGCTATAATTTATGAAAATTAGGGGGGTTTATGTTTATCGCAAATCAAAACTTCCTTTCGCCTAATGGAATGATTCGAGCGGGTGAACAGGTTGTTAATCCAAGCGCACAACAAATCGCAAAAGGTTTGGTGCGTGAAATTAAGGTCGTGGAATTAGAGGTCAAAAATGAGCCGATTCGTAAACAAGCCACTAAGCGCACAAGAAAACCCCGTATCAGCGAGTGATTTGGCTGAGTTTCTCGGTCTTCCTTATTCATCATCAATGGATGATTTGCTTGATGCGTTTATTGCTACTGCAACAAGCCTGGTTATTGCGCATACTAATCACGAGCTATTGGCGCGCGACTGGTATTACAAGGTCAAGCTAGAGGATGCATTGCCGGGTGGCGTTTCGCCTATTTATATTCGTGACCCAGGTGTTATTCTGCTGCCAACATTCCCTGTCAATTCCGTTGATGAAGTGATTGAGGATGACGAATCAATAACGGTCGATGCTGACCTTGACATGATTCCAGCGCAGGTGATTGCTGTTGGTCAGACTGTGGAAATCACATACAACGCAGGATATGCGCTTGCGTCTGACATTCCTTCTGGTTTATTGACGGCGGTTAAAATGCTGGCTGGCTTCATGTATGAAAATCGTGGATGCTCTGCGGTGGACGCATTAAATCAAAGCGGTGCATACAATATGCTCGCGCAATATAAGCTGATGGTGACGCTATGATTATCAAAGAAAACCGCTTTTCAGTAAGTAGCAAGCTGACAATTGACACGGAATCAAGCGTTTCGTTTGTTGGTGTTGTTGGTGACTTTGATGTGGTGTTTAACTTCGAGATGTATGAAGCAAGCACGGCTGGATTTGATGTTGAATTGATTGAAGGCTGCACGCATACTGGCGGGTCTGAAGTCACGGCTTTCGCAATGAATCGTGGCTCTGAGGTTGCGCATCAATTGGAATTAATTGGCGGTGCTACAATCAGCGGAGGCACTACTGTTCGCCTGACTGGTTCACCTATTCCTGATTCTCCGCAAGGTCGTCAGGTTACAATAGCGCCATTGTCTGAGAGTTGGGCTTTGAAGAAAAATACAGAATACGCAATCAAGGTTACAAATCTTAATGGCGCATCCATCGACATCTTGGCGCGTTTGGGGTGGTCTGAATATGCAGTGCTGTGATTACAAGGCTGGCGATTTAATTCACTTCATCACATTTGAATTGGCTGTTGAAGTCGCTGATGGATACGGTGGCAAGAATGTCACTTGGCAAGAGTTTGCCGAAGTGCAGGCAAAGGTCACTCCATTGTCAGGGTCTGAGAGATTCCATGCTATGCGCAAGGAATCAGATATAACTCATAAAATCATCATGCGTTATTCATCATGGGTTGATTCAACTTACCGTATCAACTTCAACGGTCGCATCATGGAGATTGATTCAGTGATAAATCTTGAAGAACGAAATCGCTGGATTGAAATCAAAGCCATCGAAGGTGAGCCGACTTGATTAAGATTGAAGGCTCTAAGCAACTCGAGCAAAACCTGCGCAAGCTGTCAAACAAGTATGGCGAGAAAGCCGCAAAAGGTTTGGTTGTGGCAGGAAATGCAGTCAGGGCTGATGCAATCAAGTCTATTCAGCAGCAATCAGCCGGAAAGGTTGTCACAAGAACAACGGCGGCCGGAAACGAATATAAGCACACGGTTTCAAAGCCTGGGGATGCTCCAAACACTGATACAGGTCGCTTGGTTCAATCTGTTCAGGTTGAGGTTAAAGACGACAGCGTGTATGTTGGTTCGCAGCTTGAATACGCAAAACATTTGGAGTTAGGCACATCAAATATGGATGCGCGTCCGTGGTTATATCCTGCGCTTCTGCGGTCGAAGGAATTGATTAAAAAGATTTTAAGGGGTGCTTTGAATGGTTGAGCTTCAAAAGGCTGTTTATGATTCGCTGATTGGTGATGTATCTGTTGGCGGTCAGCTTGTTCCGATTTATGACAGCGTGCCACAGGATAAAGAATTCCCTTTTATTGTTATTGGCGATGATGTGGCAATTGATTTCGATACAGATGATTCAACAGGGTTTGAAGTCACTGCGACAATCCATTCCTATTCTGACCACCGAGGAATGATTGAAACAAAGCAAATGCAATCAATCATTTATTCAATCTTGCACAAGTCAAGCATTGATGTTTTCGGTTATAATTGTGTTGATAGTTTTTGCACCTACCAAACAACCATTATTGAAACAGATGGAATTGTGCGTCATGGTGTGATGCGTTTTAATTTTATTCTTGAGAGGGTTTGAAAATGGCTGCTATTGTTGGTCGTAAAGTGACTTTTGCTCCGGCAACAACTGGCGTTACCGTTATTGGTGCGCGTTCTAAATCATTGACTGTAAATAACGAAGCAATTGACATCACTTCTGATGACGATTCAGGATTCCGCACACTGTTGGCAGGTGATGCCGCGATGCAGTCACTTGATTTCTCAATTGAGGGCATTTTGAAAGATGACGAGTTGCTGACTGCGCTTTCTTCTGGTTCTGTGACACTTGAAAGCTACGAAGTTGAATTCACTGGCATCGGCACTTTCGCTGGTAATTTCCATTTCCAAAGTGTTGCATTGGGTGCGCCATATAACGAAGCGGTGACATTCTCTGCGACTGTTGTTTCTTCTGGTGAGTTCACATTTACTGCGGCATCTTAATCCATGAGTGGTATTTACAAGACCATCGAGATTGATTACAAGGGGAAGGCGTATAAAGTGCGCCCGACCTTTGATTTTATCAACTCTCTGGAAGAATCCTATGGGGTTAATCTGCTGGTTGCCATTCAGGATGTTGTCAAGCAAAGCCTAAGCGTTACAAAGTGCGTCAAGATTGTGGCGTGCGCTTTGGACTTCGCTGGATGCAAGACCAACAACCAAGAGATTCTCGATGAATACGGCACATTCGGTGGGGATTTAATCCGCATCGCTGCTGATATTGTCATTTCATGCAATTACAACCCTGTCAGTGCTGAATTAGAAAAAAAGTAAGTTCGGCTGGCAACTCAGAAGAGGCAAGTTATTCCCATCTATATGGGATTGCAGTTTCTGATTTGAACATCCAGCCATCTGAAGTTCGCAAGATGACACCATCGGAGGTCTATTGCGTGCTTTGGGCAAGAACGCGGTCCGCTAAAACTCCACTGGAGAATGAAAGCTGGGTCGCTGAGATGTATAACGAATTGTGGGGCTAAAATGGCACAGGAAGAAATTGGCGGAATTAAGGTCAAGATTAGCGCCGACAATTCCGAGCTGAAACAAAAATTAGCTGATTCTGCTGCGCAGGTTGCAAAGTGGTCGCTTGCTACTGCAACAGCCGCCGCTGCCGCTGCTTCTGCGATGGTTGCGTCTGGACTTAAATCTGCTGACGCATTGGCCAAGCAATCCGCAAGGCTAAACACCACCGTTGATGACCTGACCAAACTCAAACGCGCCGCTGACCTTGCAGGCGTTTCACAGTCTCAACTCGAAGGCGCAAGCCGTGCATTGACTACCCGCCTTTCTATGGCAGCGTCAGGCACTGGTGACGCAGTTAAAGCACTAGATTCTCTCGGTCTATCTGCTTCACAACTTCAAGCCTTACCACTCACTGAGCGCATCAAGACAATCAATGACGCATTGGCCAATAATGTTGATTCATCACAACGCGCGGCAATTGCTGCAAAACTGTTTGGTGATGAAGCTGGTCTCGCGGTTTCTCAGATTGATGTTGCTACTTTGGAGCGTGCTACGCAGGAAGTTGACAGGCTTGGATTAAGTTTGTCAGAAATTGACGCTGCAAAAATTGAGATGGCAAATGATTCACTCAGCCTTCTTGGTCTTGCGTTTGAGAGTGTGTCACAACGATTGGCAGTTGAATTCGCACCAGCTTTGAAACTTGCAGCTGATGCTTTGTCTGATGCTGGTGAGCAATCTGGTTTATTTGCTGATTCAATCAAGGGTTCATCTGACACAGCTGTGTTGGCTGTTGGTGCTATTGGTGATTCTCTCGAGCAAAAATTGCGCATACTAAGGTCATTAGATGATGCAGCCTTTGTCGCATTAAATGGCGTATCTCTTGCGGCCGGAAGGACTGCTGAGTCAATCTTGATGGTTTACAACGAGCTTAATCGTGGCGTTGTTTCTGTTTTAAACGAGATTATAAATGCCGCAAATAATATCCCAGGCATTGAAATTGATAACATCGTTACGGGTGATGTTGCTGCGCTGACTGCAATCAGAGAGTTTAATGAAAATGTCTTGCAGGACATGGTTAACGCAAAGCAAGTAATGAGTGATGCTTGGAATGAGCCACTGCCATCTGAAGGCTTGCAGAAATCATACGATGAAGCGAAACGCCTTACTGAACAACAGGCGAAGGACATTGCAGACGCTAAAGCTGCCAACCGTGAAGCTGCTATTGGTGGGACTGACCAAGAATCACCAGAGATGATTAAGCTGCGCAAAGATGCTCAGGATAAATACGACCTGATGATGGAGCAATTTGCATCCGAGCAAGAGCTGCTGGCCGGGCAACGCGCCGTTGAAATGGAAACACTCCAGGCCGCATATGATGCCAAGTTGATTGCTGAGGAAGAATACCTAATCAACAAAGCCATGCTGGACGAAAAGTATCTTGACGAAGAATACAAGATGCACGAAGCCAACGAGAAGGCAAAGGCTGCATTGCAAAAAACTAAAAGCAATGAACAGCTTGATGCAGCTAAGTCAATGTTTGGAAATCTATCCAGCTTGATGTCCACTGAGAATAAGAAGTTATTTGAAATCGGCAAAGCGGCAGCAATGGCTGAAGCAACGGTTAAAGGGTATCAGTCAATCCTTAAC